CATTCTTTTGCAAGATTCATTCCATACAAAACATTCTTAGTGAAGTTTTTACTATGTAGCCATTTTGGATTTATATGCTCTTTGATTGATCTTCCAACGCATCCTACATAGTTAGAGCCCTCGTCATAAATTGGAACGACTACACGACCACTCATTGGCTGATTTTCTGTCAAACATTCTCCAACGTCAAATAAATTAAGAATTTCAGACGAGTATCCTCTGCGAATGTAATATTCAGAAGGTATTTGTATTCTATCTCTTATTTCTTCGCGAGAAATGTTAGATGTAGCTCTCGTTATTTTTCTATTGAAAATATCAAGACTCTTAGATTCTCTTACTTGCTTAACTTCCAATTCGTCGATATCTTTCGATATAAAGTCGCATAAAAAATTAGATGTTTCAATCATGGAAACTGGTTTGTTTTGTTTGTATGATAAACAACCCCGAACAAAACCAAAAAGATTATTTACATATTCTTCATGGCAGGAATGAGTCCAACAAGCCCAATTACCCTGATTACTAATTCCATCAGTAAAAATACAACAAGCCTCTGGATTATCGCCTCCATGCACTGGACATGGAAACGCTAGTCTATTTGGGTATTTAACATAGTCAATTTCAAGCTTTTCTAATAAATCATCAATCTTCAAAAAGACTTCATCACATAACGATGAGATCTTCTCCTTCGTTAATGTTGTCTGTTTCAAAACCTTCTTGTCTGACTTTATTGTTTTCGTGAATTTCATTTCTCGTTAAACCCTGTTCAATTCTTCCGTAACGACCATGCATCTTCATACTAATATAATCACCATCACACAACCCTTCGCCATGTCTAGAAACAACTGGTACAAGTTTTCTGTCACCATTGTTTACACCATCGGTTGCTTTTTCTTCATCTGATTTCAATTTAAAAATTGAAAAACTAGTACAAAGCCAAATCAAACGATCCGAACCAGAAACAGCGTCTGTGCTTTCTTTAGTGATACCATCTCTATTCAATTGTACAAAAGCTAAACATGGAACATCATACTTGACTGTAAAGTTATGCAGTTTAGTAATTTGAAAACCAAGCACTTGATACTCTTGCATAGCAGCGCTAATGCCTTCCGATCCCATTAGTTTGAGATAGTCATAAACTATCAAACAATCTTTTGTTTTTCCGTTTTCATCAAATCCAACATGCTGGTAAATCCATTTTCTTGTTTGACTGAGTATGTTCTCGAAAGACTCTCCAGAAATACTAATATAATGATATGGTATTTCTTTTAGTTTTTTTGCAGCGTTAAATACCTTCTCTTTATCTATTTCATTTTCAGTAAACTTTCCAGTAGAAATTCTATTGATTTCAACACCAGACAAGTTCGCGAGAATTCTATTATAATGATCTTCTTTAGACATTTCTGTATCAAGAACTAAAACAGGTACATTCAACTTGCTGGCTACATGCAAAGCGACCGCATCACCAAACATTGATTTGCCTACTTTTGGTCTTGCGGCGACAAGATCAACAGATTTTCTACGAAGACCTCCGCCAATCGCAGCATCATAAGCTGGAAAACCGCTAGATATTCCAACAAAATCAGATACGTTATTTGAAAGATATTCTAAGTATTCATCTAATCCCTCGCCAAGAGTTTGTGTTTTTTTGCTTGATGATTGGTATATATCGCTAGTTGCGTCAAGTAGAGGCTCTTCTATTTTAGATATAATATCAATAATATCTTCTTCGCCTGTCACTGAATTAAGTTCAGTTTCACAAGCTCGAAGGGTTTTCTGTAAATCTCTAGCCAATTTGAGCTTGGCTATTTTTGTAGCGTATGTTCCAATATTTGATTTGTGTATTGGAAAATTAAACAAAGATCTTATAAATGCTATTTCATCTTTGTTGTTTATTTGATCCGCAACGCCAAGATTATTCGCTGCCGAAAGAATGGACGATAGTTCGACTTGAGTATTTTCAGAAATTGACTTATAAATACAATCAAATATCAATTGATTCATGGGGTCTGTAAATGATCTAGAATCAATAAAATCTATATCTAGATATGCATCAAGACCGTGTTGGCAAAGTGCTGCCAGAACGGCTCTTTCTGAAGCTAAGTCTTCTAGTTTATTTTCTACTTTCTTAGGCATGAGTCACACACATAAAAATCGCGAGCATGTTGGGGATGAACCTGAACTTTTTTGTTGCAACGTGTACAAACTTGGTCTACTTGTTTGAAAGTTGGTCTTCGTCTTTCAGTTAGATTAACTTCTGGCGTTTTGTTTACTTCGTCACGATGTTCGCCAGTGTCTTTAAACTTATTAAAACGCCTGCCTTCTGTGACTGGTGTTTTTCTAACTTTGCTTTGTTCTTGCTTCATTACAAAAGAGTTGTCATTTTTTTCGCTAGTTTGTGGATTTCTTTTATAGGTAGGTTTCTCATTTTTTTCCGATTGTTGTTTAAGTATTTGTTGTAAAAGATCCGCAACCTGTTCCGGTGACAAAGAATCTACTATGCTTTTTAAATGTTCATTGTCCATACTTTCTCCTCGCTAAATTATTTAAAGTGTCCGCCATTTTCATCAATCTATCATGTTTCCCATCAAGCATTCTTACTCTAGCCTCTGCATGATTTTTAATCTTGAGTATCTCTGACGCGAGTGGATTTTCTTTTACAGCGGCGTAATACTTTTCTTGCCACTTTGAGTATTGACTGCCGTACTGGTTAATTACTCCACCTATTATAAACCAAATAGACGAATCCGCCCATTCTAAAACTGTTTTTTCTTTGGCTTTTATGGTTTCAATATATTCAGCATAAACATAAAGTTCATAAGCGTACATCATACATTCTTTATCGTTCAGCATTTTTAACCATTCGGAATTTCCATTTAGAATGGCATTCAATGTAGATTCATCTTTTGGCGGTTTCACTTCCTTGAGATGTTTAGAGAATTTCCAATCCTCTATGACTTGTAAAAATTCAGCTAATTTTTCTTCTCCAGTCATCTTCACTCTCGTTGTAATTGAATTCTATTATCTTAATTTCGTTTATATTACACCATTCGCGCTTATCCCTGTCTCTAGCCTGAGCGCGAAAGAATGATAATTTATCTTTAAAATGAAACTTGTTAAAGTTAAAGTGTTGTTGTCCATGTATTTCTACAACAAGATTCCTATTCGGAATAAAAAAATCAGCCCGAAGAGTTCCTTTTCTTCCTTGTGTTTTTGTTCCGGGTAAAGAAACCTCTTGTAGAATTCTATCATAAGGAAAACATATGTCAAGAATTATTTTTGCCTTTTCATGAAGTTTTGACCTTTTGGCTGAATCTGAGCCTGATTTTGGATTCCACTTATATGTATTCCCGTCTAAGCCTATTACTTTCATATTCAATCCTATCTAGCAGTAAATCAAAATTTTCTTCTAGCAGCAAAGAATAATCGTAGTTTACTTTCCCATATTGCTCATGAAATTCATTTATCTTTTTGTAAACATCGGTAAATTCATATCTTTGCACTATGATCATTGGCCATATTTTTGAGAAAACTCTATTCATCCAATTGTCTTGAACTATTGGAACTGTATTGCATAAAATGCATTCCCAAGTTCTAAACGTGTCGAGTCCGTTTCCAGTTGGCGCAATACAAAAATGATAAGAAGATAAAACTTCTGTAAATTGTTGCATAGAAAGTCTTTGCTCTTTTAAGATTGGCATACTAAGTTCTATGTCTTGATTTGCATACCGTTTCGGGAAATGGCAATCAATATACTTTTCACCCCAAGCCCACTCAGCTACCCGTATTCTGTACGGAGAAGTGATTGTAAAATTTGCGTAGCATAGTTTTTCTTTTTTGACATGTCTCAATTGATTTATATCTATTCCTTGCCAATCCTTTTTAAGGATGTTCAACGGAACTGGGTATATCTTTTCATGCAAAAGCTGACCCATGTTTGACATGAACCATCTTTTTACATTTGGCAGAACTGAATCTATTTCTAGATTAAGATACACTCCTCCGTGAGTTGCATCTTCAATAGTATAAGCGTATATGTTTTTAGATGTAATACTACATTGATTTTTCTTTATTCCCCAGTCTCCAGCATGTGTTACTAAAGTAGGAGAATTTTCATCGATATTGATATAACTCTGCATTGCTTCGTAAGTGTTTTTACGAGTTCCATTTTTTAAATCCTGTATGTTTATTTCCTTGCAACATTTGTATAAATTGCAGAAAAATTTTCCATCAATCTTACCTTCTTTTTGAAGACTCCAAAAATTCATGTTAAGTTTTCCTTTATCATCTTTTCTAGGGTATCAACAAGAACTGGATGAGATTTCAAAAAATCATATAGTTTATTTTGCCCCTGAAACTTAAAACCTTTTACTGAAAACAACTCTTCTTGATTTTCAACATTTATATCTGGAAAAATTTGTTTTGCTAAATCTTTATAAAGTTGAATAAAAGAACAAGTAAACCAAGCGCCGGATTTATCTATTAAACCGAGATCTAAAGCAAGCATTAAAATTTCCTGCGTTCGGTCAATCCCGTGGCCGTACTTGATATAACTCTGTACCTGTCCTCCCGGTGGTCCCATAGATGAACAAATAATTTTCCAGTTAACTACCTGACCAACTCGTTTACCTTCATCATCTTCCCAAAATTTAACTGCCGGGGTATTTTCTCCGCCGCCAGCAATTTCCATTCTTGTGTCAGCTTGATATTGAATTTTATTTCCACCATCAGCCATTTTAGCTTTACCAAAACCGGATGTATTCGCAATGTAATGAGTTATTGCAATAACAAGACCGCGTTGCCTCGGTAGTAACTGACCAACCTTCTTCGTGAATACAGAAAGAACCTTTGGTAATCCAGCGCGGCCAGCAGTGAAATCTCCATCAAGTTCTTTTTCTGGTATTAGCGACGATATAGAATCAATAATCAATACTGCCCCATAATTGTCAGAGTGACTCATCATCATATAAGCCCATTCAAGAAACTTCTCAGCTGGAATAGGTTTGTCTTCTGGAGCCATAATAAGCATCTTTTCAGGATCTAGTCCGTCCACTTGAAAATTCATATCCTTGAATCTTCCTTCTGCGTCAATATAAATTATGTTTCTTCCAAGCTTTTGGCAATTAGCGGCTATCTGCATTGCTGTAGTTGTATTGTGAGTAACATTAAAACTATCAGTTAAATAAAGATGGTCTTGGTGGTTAATAAAGATACATTGAGTTTCTTCTTTTCTAACAACTTCAACCTTCTTTATAGTTTTGAATAATTTTGGTTTTTTTCTTTTTGAATAGAAAATTTTACGACTAAGCTTAAAAAGCTTATTTACATCATTGCCTGATATATAAAGTCTAAAAGATTTAAATTCTTGACCATTGCATTTTGTCATTCTTTCTTTTGTTTTTACCATATACCCAAGCGAACGCAATAACTCTGCCACATGAATACTTAATAAGTATGACACAGTGCTGTATTCAGCAGACTTACCATTGTCATTATATCCGTCAGTATCCATCAGCCCACGAATTAATTCAAATCTATCATTAATAGATGAATAAAGATAGTTTTGTGGTATAAATTTTGTATGAGAGTTTTTACCCATAAGATTTAATGTTCTTAACTTATTAGTTAAATTATTAACATTTTTTTCATATCCAACAATAGAATAATCATATCTTGATCTATGATGAATTTCTAAGCCATTATTTTTTGCATAATATTTAAAAGCTTCTAAAATTTCATTATCTGATGTGGTAATAATAGGAGTTCCTTGTGACAACCCACCATCGCCAATTAAGCACCCCAGTATATACGGATCTATTTCAAGATTTTTACAGCCGAAATAAACAGGTTCACATATAGGAATTTTCCACTTTGCTCTATCGCTGTAAAATAAGCCTTCTTCTATTATCTGTCTCAATGGTAAAACTACCCATTCGTCATTTCTTCCGTGATAATTTTTGCATACTTTCCATAAGTGGTCTATCCCGCACTCCGCAAAAGTTCCATCATTAAATGTAACTCTATAAACATCTTTTAATCCCTGTGGATAAATACCGTTTATTTTCGCGAAGTCGCCATCTGGAGTACAAACCAAATCTCCAATTTTTAATGATCCCATTGTTTTAGGACCATCTGGTGTATAAACTGTAGATGTCAGTGGCTGATCTTTTCCGCTCTTAGGATCGCCGGTTAAAGTAACCCAACTACCTTCTTTTATTCCTCCTCCAAGAGCAATATCAATTGCTGGACCCACAGAAATAATTTCATAACTGCTTTTTTCTTTTAATACTTCTGTACCACTTTTAATTATCTGTCCATAATCTTTTGCTGACTTTTTAAGATAATCAGGTATTTTAGTTACTGCCATCTGCTTTCCTCAATTTGAAAAATAAACTTTTTTTATCTGGTAATGATTGTTTTGATTTGTATTCGCCTGTTGGTTGTTCTACTATCTTTTTTGGTTTTGCGTCTTCGGCATCTGTTATCTTCTTAGAATTTTCAATACCCTTTTTCACAAAATCTAACGGTAAAACAAAATTCTTACTTTTATGCAAAAACCCAAGCGAATAAACATTCGATCCGCTAGGGCTATTTAAATAATGAAGCACGGCTCTTTCTCCGTACTTATTTATTAGTTTATTGGCTACACGAATTTGTATTTCGTAGCTTTCTGTTTGATTCCAAAACTTATAAGCTAAACTTCCTTTGTTATCCTTTTCCGATTTTCTTATACATACAAGCTCGGCAATGTATTGCGCAGCACTACATGGTTGCCCTGTTGAGATACTGCTGAACTTCTTCGTGTTTTGCTTTTTCTGAGTCATGTTTAAATATCATGTGTTCAATGTTATTTTGTGTTATCAACCTTACGCTTTCAGCTTCTTCAAAAGCTGTTTCCGGCCAAGCAAACTTTCTGACATTGATATAATCACACTCATCCCTCAAAAGCGACACTGTTAAAAACTGAAAATCTCTAAACTCTCCACTCAAAGATTGATCTCTTGAGCATCCCCTACATATTGAAAAGCCATCTAGTCCATTGGGGTCTTCAAAAAAAATAAACTCTTTCATGCCGAACATATACAGTTTTATTCTAACTGGAACTACTTTATTTTCTTCGCAATAGTTCTTGAATCTTGTCCAGCAGTCGAGATAGTCTGGGCGTTCATAGTCACCGTAAATTGTCAAGCCATTTTGCATTTCGGCTGTCCAACTCATGTTTATTTTTACATGACATAAACAATGCATGTAATCATCAAAATTTGTACAAACTTCTGTTCTCATTTCTTTATCTTATGAATGAATTTATCGTATCTTGGACTAATTTTACTGGGGTCTTTCTTTTCTTTTGATTCATCTGCCGCCATAGAGGCCGCTTGAGTTGAAACAACAACTCCGCGTTCTGGCTTGCGCGCGTAAAGATTCTGGGCATCTGTTGCTTCTGGGGTTTTTGGCTCTTGGGAATATAGTTCATCTACAAATTTTTGAACAATAGGCAAGGACCGTTTTAGCTTCTCGGCCATTACAGTAACTTGCAAACCTTTGTAGTTTGTTTTGATATATTCTTTGTCTTCTCCAGATAATGGTCCCTTTTTCATTTCATCTCTCCGATAATAAAAGTCTTCGTGCCGTAGTAAAATGTATTCTGTTTTTAGTTTCCAAATATTTCAAAAAAGAGTTGAAAACTCTTTCACTAACTTTTCTATAGGAAAACATTTCAGAAACATGCTTTCTGCTTAAATTTGAATTTGCTTCATATGGGTCTATTAACTCTCCGCGACCAACCCTTACGAAGTAGTGGTATTGCAAATCAGTTACACTATATTTAACTTCAACCTTTTTAGCAAGCGATGAGTATTCTTCGCACTCTTTTGCCGCCTTGCCAAAGAATGTGACTTTTGTTTGTATTGGATCTGGTATTCCCATTTCTTTAAATAAAACTTCATCATCTGGATTTTGCATCTATATTCTCCAATATGTCTTTTACTTTTTTTATACAATCAGCTTCTGTTTCGCCTTTGATCAAAATTTGTGCTTTATTACTCATTCCATATTTCAATAATTCCGACTTGCTCAAAATAGATTCTCCCATAATACCTTGATTATCTAGCTCGCGAACATCAATTTTGAATGTCAAAACTGCAATATGAGGATTTGTTTTTCTAGGTTTTTCTGTTATTTGTTGAGTTACTGACTCGTAATGTTTTTTCAGTAGTTCAGTAAATTTTGCTTCGTATGGATTCAAGGCATTTCCCCAGTTTTTATATATTTAACTTGTTGTTCTGGCGTCATTGACTGAATTGCTCTATGTTCTTTTCTTTTCTTTTTTACTTCTTCGCTTACAGCGGTTTGAATTTTATCACTTTCTCTTTTAGTTTCTAGCTCATATTTGCCAATTTTGCTTGTATTTCGTTCTGCTAATTGGCCTATCGTTGTTGGTTCTCCGCGAACGAATACAGTTGGAGCGGAGATAAAAACTTTTTTAAGCGTTTCCTGTTCGCAAATTGGACATTTCAATATATTTGGTTCACTGGCACTTTGTCTTATTTCCGTGATATAGGCGCACGGCTCGCATTCAAAATCGTAAGTTGGCATTTTCCATCCTATCAAAAATAAAGGCTGCTGTATTTATAGTAATACAAAGCAGCCCATAAAACACAAAAAATCTAATGTTAACGCAGTCTACTTAAAACCCTTGATATTATTCCGTTTCTAACAATATCTGAATAATCGAGTTTGCAAATAGCTACACCCTCTAAGTCATCTAAAAGTTTCATGCATTCATGTAACCCGCCGTAATCACCGCCTCTTAAATCAGTTTGATCTAGGTCGCCATTTACTATAGCCTTGGAGTTTATTCCTATTCTAGTTAAAAACATTTTTATTTGCTCGAATGTAGCATTTTGACCTTCGTCTAGAATCATAAATGTATTATGAAAATTTCTTCCGCGCATATATTCTAGTGGGCAAATCTCTATTATATTTGAAGCCCGCATTAAATTGTATGTGTCTATACCAAGATATAGTTTCATTTCTTCGATTATTGGAACTAAATACGGTTGTACTTTTTCGGTTAAAGTTCCCGGTAAAAACCCAAGACCTCTACCAGATTCAACAACAGGTCGAGTTATAACTATTTTTTCAACTTTATTTGCAAGAATATATTCACAAGCTAAACCAACTGCAACCGCAGTTTTACCAGATCCGGCTGGACCAGAACAAAATGTTATGTCTGATTCTGCCATAGCTATAATGTAATTTTCTTGATTTTTTGTTTTTGGTTTTAATGTTTTACGAGAAGGTCTTACTGATTGTTTTTGCGCCTGCCTTTTTTTCGCCATTTATTTTTCCTTTACGGAATTATGACTTTGTAAAATAAAAATCACTGCTGTCATTCTGATAACTAAGAGTAGCTTCTACATTTCCACCCTCCGTATCTCCACCAGAGAAATCGAAACCAGTTAAATAATTGTCGGTTCCTAAATTCCATCTAAAAACAGATCCATCAACAACTGCTTTTAAATCTATAGTTCTATTTGTGTCGTAATAACTTGGGTCTATGTTTGGGCGACTTTCGTCATAATGTGATCGCATAACACCTATAAAAGAAGAAGTTACAGAAATTGGAACTTCTACAAGTTTGAATTGTTTTGTTCCGCTACTTCTATTCCAAGTTCCATTGTCCAGCAAATCTCTGTAATTCATTTCTATATTAATTTCGATTGACTGAAGACCATACACAGGTTTTCCATCAATAGAATTACCTATATTGAAAGCGTTTAAAACTTCTGTTGGAAGTGTCGATGCCGAGCCACCGCTAAAAGAAATATCCTGTCTTCTTATAGTTGCCCCATTTTGTGGCAGCGTAGAATTTAAATTTATAGTATCATTAGACTTGGTGTAAGAATGACTTTGAAAGGTCAAATTTTCAGTTATTGGACCATCAATTTTTATGCTATATGAAATAGAGGTCAGTATTGAATCATTGTAAGTAATTTTTGATATAGTTTGGTCATTTTTACTTATATGAGACTGACTATCTGGACCATAAATCAAAGATATATCTTTTGTGGGAGGAATTGGTCCTTTTAGGGTTGTCAATAATGGATGGGTTGCAGATGAATAAAAAAAAGAACCACTTCTAGGAATAACCCTAGAAATGGTAACTGTATATGACTGTTTTCCAAACCTATGTTTTTGCTGTCTTATTTTGGTATTATCTAACAGCATTTCTGTTGTTAAATCCCAGTTTACTCCAGCGCTTTGCACACCCTCAAAGTATACGCCATCTAACAGTATGGCTTGACAAGCATAAAAAATTCTATTATTCGGGGGTATAAATGGGTTTGGCATATGGTTGTACTAAAGTTCTAATTACTGGATACAAAATACTATACGCATTTTTTATTGTTAATTAACGTCTTTAACAAAAATACCATCAACCATTCTTCCTTTTCTATCCTTGATATCATCCCAAGCCTTAGCCAAACACTCCTCAAGATTTAGCTTATTTCGTTCAGCAATATTGATTAAAACTACTAACATATCTCCAATATCGTCACGAATATCGTTTCCCTTGCAAACACTATCGGACAGTTCTCCAAGTTCTTGTAGCAGTTTCAAAGTTTGATCTTTATCACTGCTTCCTTCGATGAGATTTCTGTCATAATGCCATTGTTTAACTTTAGAAATATAGTCTTCAAGATTATTCATTATTTTTACCTTTAATCGAAAAGTTCATCCAAAAGTCTTTGTACTAACCAAGAAACAATCGCCCCCATAATAATCATAAGCAAAACTGAGCCGTAAATTTTACGCTCTTCACCTGTATCAACGTTTTTTTTGACATAAGCTGTACATTCGCGCTTCATTTTTTTGATATCGACATTGGTCAAATTTGAAATGTCGTTTTCGTCAGAAAAATTATCCAGCCACTCTTTTGCTTTTTCTAAACATTTTTCAGCTAATTTTTTCCTGCTAGGACTATTTGCATATTTAGCATTTATTTCATCGTGCAAATTATTGTAATTCATTTGATTCTCCTTCTGGGTTATTTTCACCAAAAATCCAATCGTATCTAAAAGGAATATCTGGGAAATAATCGATTTGAAAAACTCCACTATTTTTTCTTAGAAGGATTGAATTAACAGTCAAAGACAACGAAACGTATTTGTTTACTTTTATTGTAGGCTTGCTATCAATAAAGGACACTAAAAAGCCTTCTTTATTTTGCTCTATCTTTACATTTATAGAGTCTTTGAACTTTACAGAAAATAATTCATTTGAAAAACCGTCTTTTGAAAAAATACTAGTTATTATGTCATAAGGGTTCATTTTTACCTCATTGATCAGTGATCATACAAAAAAATTCAAACATAAAACAAACTAAAAATAAAGCAACTATCATTTCCATTTAAAATTCCTATAAACTAAAAGTTTCCAGTTCTGCTAAACAGCGAAATTCTGTTCCGTCTATAACTTGATTCCACGATTTATGAAAGTGTCCAAAGATCCATAAATCAGGCTTGTGAATGCCCCACAAATGCTCTAGGAATTGACTGGTCATATCGGTATAGCCAGAACCCCATCCGTAAGTATCCATTATATTAGTACCCTTATTTCCATTGAAATGATTTAATATAATAGAGCTTGGGCAAGTATGACTAAATACCACGGTTGGTTTTTTGTTTTTCCATTTTTTTTCACAATCGCGCATTTCTTGATATGTAAGCTGTTCGTTAGCCCACCAAGAGCGACTGGCTGGATTTCTATTATTGTTTACCCAATCAGCAACTCTATAAACCAAATCGATACTTAATGCGCCGCCAATCCAGAATATATTGTGACCGTCAACATTAACTGGCCCATAACGTCCAGTCCAATATTTAACATCACCATGTAGCGAGTCATGTGGGTCGTGGTTTCCCTGACCAACTTTATGAAACTTGTGGTCAAGTTCAGAATAATTAAGCGCATTCCAAGCTTGCCCAAATCCAAAATCTCCAATTTGAAACGAAGATCTTGCATCTTTGACAAGATTGTAGTATTCGTTGAATTTTCCGTGAACATCACCAACAACTAGCATAACTGCCGCCTTTCTTTTAAAACAACTTCGTGTAGAAGTACTGCACATTTTCTCTTGGTTATATCTTCCGTTATATTTAATACTACTTCATATTTTGTTTCTTTATCGTTGATATCAAGCGGATCGATTTTCATTCCATCGAGATAAAAGTCAATACTCAAAAGTGTGTAATAAATACGATTCTTACCCAGCGATGATTCTATCAATGGCTCTACATTAGGAAATTTATATTCGACGCTATACACATAAAATTCTAACTCAATATCTCCATATGTCAACACCATATCGATATCTGGAGCATTAAATTCGTACCCATAAGAAAGTTTAATATTAAAGTTTTTAAGAGTCGGCTGAGCGGGTTGCTTATTTTCTTCTATTAGTTGCGGAAATGCAACCAATCCATAAGTGGCAGCAATTGATTTATTAAAAGTTCTTCTGTCCATTTTCTTTTCCTTCTAAAAGTTCACTAGCCAGTCGATGCAAACAATCTGGTTCGTGGTTATCTTGAGTAGATTTTTTATCGTAACCAAATTTATCATAATTTCCATAGTTACGATTGCAACTCTTTGATTAATTCATTGTAGCTCATTGTTGATATCCCCACGCTTCTAAAGTGTACTTAAATGGATTACCTTCAATATTCTTAACCAAATGCAACATTTGTTGAGCGATTTCGCGGATTTCAAGTTGTGCGTTTGGAGATAGTCTTAGTTTTAGAAAATTAGCAAAGCTACGCATATTAAACATAATGTCGCTCTGAATCTGACTGTTGTATGTTTTGAAGAAACGGGCCGATTCTTTGGCTCGCTTGCGACCAAGAACGGGCGATAAATCTTTTAAACAATCGTGATACAACTTATTTCCTATATTAGTATATTGTTCTAGTAATTTTATCCAGTCTTTATCATCATTAGAATCCCCAATTACTAATGCGTTTGTTTTAGCCATTATGCCTCGCCAGTCTTCCGGTAGATAATACTTATCTTCTTTTAGTTCTTTATACCGTGCAGACTCAGCATTGATACTGCTAATGCGATGTTTGAGTAAATGAATGTGCGTAGCAATATCTGTATCCACAAGAAAGTGAACAATCCCCTTTTCAAAAGGCGTTTCATGCCCATTCTCCCACAACATCTTAATTAGTTTACCAATACGGCCACGCTTTTCATCATTTAAATCGCGACTAGTAGAAGTCCACGCACTGCAAGCAATAATTTCATCGCTTCCATAATATCCATCAGGGCTCATAAGTTCAACTTTATTTTGCATAAATTTTCCCTCAAATCAAAATTAAAATTAAAAAGGCGAGGGGCTGGAGTCGAACCAGCACTGCTGTATTTAACATTAATCGTCATTTAAGTTAAATACTGCCAACCACTTGGCCCGCGCTTTATTTTACTTAGTCAAGAAACTTTTTTATATCTTCAAGAGCAATAAAATTAGCTCTTGGTTCGCCAATAATATTCTTGCTGCTTAAAACCCCTATTACGGTTTTATCTTCAGTAAGAAGTGGTCCTCCAGACATTCCATTCGTAACTTCCATTAATACAGCATATTCCATCCTCGGATTGTCTTTATATCTAGAATCTCTTGTAACGCTATTAACTTCCTTAATAACACCACTTGACTTATACAAGGTCCAAACACCTCTAGGAAAACCAAAACAAGTTACTTTTTGGTCAGCTTTACCGAAAGAGTCACTAAGTTTATAAAATTTATCATGCTCTTCTTCTATTCTTAGAAGGGCTAAATCTTTAGTGGCATCTTGTCTAACAACGAAAGCTTTAAAATACTTTCCATCAAATTCAATTCTAACATTATTTGCGTCATTTATTACATGGGCCGCAGTTAAAATTTCATTTTTTGAAATAAAAAAGCCAGATCCGCAAGCTCCGCCTCCGGTTTCCTTGTCTGGTTCACACCTTATAAAACATGTTTGACTATAAATACTCGAACAAATTAAAAAAACGGAAACAAGAGATAGAAACAAAACAGACGCAGTTCTTTGCAGAGCTTTCATAACACGCCTCCAAAATCTATGTCGTCAAGATCATTTTTACTAGCTCCTATTTTGTATGAGGTAATTTCATGTTCTTGCGGAGCAACTTGAACAGCCTCACTATTCATCCAGTGTTCTGTCCATCCTGCAATTGGATTTTTGCCAACATTTTCATAGGGCAATCCAATCGCTTTGCGTCTTGACATTACAAGCCAGTCGATGTACTGATGTAGTACAGTTTCGTTTAGACCTATAATCGAGCCATTCTTAAACAAATAAGATGCCCATTCCTTTTCCTCTTTTGCGGCTCTGTTAAACAGTTCACAAGCTGCTTCTTCGCATTGTTGTGACGTTTTAATAAAACCTTCCGATTCTTCGTTGTGTAAAATCTTCAGAATTTGCTGAGTATTTGCTAGATGTAACGCTTCATCTCGCTTGATTAGCTTGATTATATCTGCATTTCCAGCCATTTTCTTATTTTCAGCAAAAGCGAAGCTGCACACAAAACTAACATAAAAACGAACCGCTTCCAGAATATTTATACTCACAATAGTCATATAAATTTGTTTTTTTATGTCAGAAATTTTATTTGTATCACAAGTCATGCCCATCAAATTGTTGTAGTCTTCGATGGCGCTATTGGCCCTTTTCATGATTTCTCGATCTTCATAAATACCATCAAAGATTTCTTTGCTATCTGCGTAAACATTTTGAATGATATAGCTATAACTTTGAGAATGGATTTTTTCAAAGAATTGCCATGTCATCAAACACGCCTCAAGCTCGCTATTTGTTACATATTCCAACAGTGTTGGAACTCCGCGACAAATAACGCTATCCAACATTGTTTGATACTTAAGATTAGACGTAAAAATAAACTTTTCGTTCTCGGACATTTCCTTAAAATCGCCACGATCTTTTTTAAGTTCGATTTCTTCTGGTCGCCAAAAGTTCATCATTTGCTTGCTATCAAGCTCTTTGAATATAGGATACTTAATAATATCATATCTTTGAACCCCTAAATCTTTACCAAGGAAAAGTGGTTGAGTCATTGGGTCTACATTTACTGTGTTGAAAATAGTTTTCATTTATACCTCTTTAAATTGAACACGCGCCAGATTCGCAATTCATACCTTTTTCTGTATCACCATCACCATCTGGTGTGTTGGCATAGTAAAAATTCTTAAGCCCATACTTGTAACCGTAAATTTGATCTTTAATTAAAACGCTTAGTGGAATATTTCCCCCTTCGTAGTGAGCGTAATTATAGTATAAGTTTGTACTCATGCTCATATCAACAAACTTCTGAATAACTGCCGCAACATTCATTATCGGCTTGTTGGTTGTCATTTCCCAAGCTAAAGTGTAATAATTTTTTCGCATATGGTAATTTGGAACAAGTTGTTTTAAAACGCCGTTTTTGGCCTTTTTGAACAAAAGCAAGCTTCTGACTGGCTCGATACCGTTTGTGCTGTTCTGGATAACACTAGAAGACTCACACGGCATAATCGCTGAAAGTGTAGAATGACGCATACCGTATTTCTTAACACGTTGACGTAACTCTTCCCAATCCATATTGTACCTTGGAGCAACCAGTTCGTCAACTGTTTTTTTATACCAGTCAATTGGCATAAGACCCTTAGCGTATTTTGTGTCTTTAAACTTAGGACAGGCTCCTTTTTCTTTAGCTAATTCGCAACTAGCATTTATCAAATGCCATTGTATTTTCTCCATAACGCCATGAACCAAAGTCAAGGTTTCTTTGTCTTCATATTTTAATTTATTCTTTGCCAAAAATCCAGCCAGATTAGTAACACCAATACCCAAAGACCTACGATTCTTTGTAAAGTTTTCGCCTGCCAAAACTGGGTAGTCTTGATAATCAATAACTGCGTCCAGAGTTTTTACAGCTATCTTACAAACCTCTTCAAGATCACCTTCTTTTTCAAAAATTTCAAGAAGATTTAATGCAGACAAAATACAAATTCCAATTTCGCCGTTTGGGTCGTCGATAGATTTTATTGGCTTTGTGGGATGTACTATCTCACAGCAAAGATTGCTCATATAACATGGAATGTCCCATGAGCCGTGTTCATTTGCTGTATCCAGATTCATACTATAAATCCTACCAGTTTCTAGGCGTTCTCTGGCAAAAATTTCAGCAAGTTTACGTGCTGGTATTTTCTTTTTAAACTTCATCGAGCGAGCGTTTTCGTACTTCAAATAAAGCTCTTCAAACTTCTTATTGTTGCCAAAAGCTTCATAAAGACCCTTTGCTTCGTGTGGACTGAAAAGGGTTATATCTTGATTATTGATGAGTCGATCATAAAACAATTTGCAAAACTGAATTGAATAGTCAAGTTTTCGGACTCGGTTATCATCAGTTCCAGCATTGTTTTTCAGCACAATAATATCTTCAATTTCATAGTGCCACCAAGGGCAATAAACGGTTGCGCTTCCTCCACGAATTCCGTTTTGCGATGTTGACTTTACAACTGATTCAAAGTTTTTTAAATACGGAATAACTCCGGTGTGAATAACCTCTCCTCCACGAATAGGTGAGTTTATCGGGCGCATACGGCCTATATTAAGACCTATACCAGCCCTTCTAGCAGTATACTTTCCAACTGCATGAATACTTGAAAAAATACTATCCAGATTATCTTCTACGTCAACTAAAACACAGCTTGCAAATTGACGTATGTTTGTTCTAACTCCAGCCATGATTGGTGTTGGAAGGTTAATCTTGAATGTAGAATAACAATCATAAGCCTGTTTTACTTCTTCGACTGTATTAAAAAGACACATCGCTATGCACATATAAGCAAACTGTGGCGTTTCATAAATTTGTCCAGTGCTTCGATTCTTGACAAGATACTTATCAATCATTTGCTGCAAGCCAGCATATGTAAATAAATCGTCGCGGGTATGGTCAATATATTTACCAAAATCTTCAATCTGATCATTATCCCATTTCTTTTCCAATATCGGATCGTAGATTCCGTTATCAATATTTCTTTTTACAAACACAACAAAATCTACCGGATTGTAACGCTTGCCACAATTCCAGACTTCTTTTCTGAGTTGCATATTGAGTAATCTAGATGCTACATACTGGTAATTTGGCGTATGTATTGAAATAAGATCGTTTGCAGACTTAATCAATACTTGATGTATTTCCTTTGTAGAAATTCCATCATATATCGAAAGATTAGCATTCATTTCAACATCAGAAAAGGACACACCGTTAATTCCTTTGGTCGCCCACTCAACTACTTTATGAATTTTTTCCACAGAGAAATTTTCCTGTTCTCCGTTTACCTTTGTTACTTTCATTACAATACCTTTCTATATAAACTTTTATCTGGTAGAGTATTATACGCCTTTCCAGACCAAAAATCAATCAAAAAAAAGAAAACCTGCCGAGTTTTAAATCGACAGGCTTTCTATATATTTAGATAGTTGAACTATCTTACTAAATTTTCAACTTAGAAACAATCGTGTCTAGTTTAGAATTAATTTGAGTATGGATATTTTTACTATCCACGGCATACATTTTAAATTCGACCACGTTGCTAATAACTTCTTCCATTTTTGTTTCTACGCCAGCCACTCTATTTTCAATACCAGTCATTCTCTGACTAATCGAGTCATTTACCTTTTGTTCAAGAATAATAATTTGCTTACCTTGTTGAACAATAGTATAAACAACCCAAGAAAATAATGGTATTGCAAACATCCCTATTACTTCTGCTACATTTCTAATCAAAACCCAAGCTTCATTCATAATTGTACTCCGGTTTACAATGGAAGAATTAATAAACTACATACCTGTGATAGGCTTATAGTTGAAGAAGTCTCCGCCGCTAGAAATGTTTGTTGTTACAAAGTCAACCTTCATAACTAATTCACCCGGAATTGCGCGGGTTGGATTAGCAGCGCTATCGCTCTTTCGAGCAGTAGCACCACCAACTGGATTAATCATATCAAGATTGGTAGCGGTAACAGGTTTCGATGCTGCTGTACCAGCGGCATCAACCCAGTTGTAACGACGCTTGATCTTGCTGCCATTATCAAATACACCAAGCCAAGAGAACTCATTTGCTCGCCATTTAGTGAGCAATCGAGCGCCAAAGTCATGGATAAACTGATGAATAGCATTACGCTTTCCATTGTCTGAGCCGGGAATAAGAAGCTTAGTAGACGCAACACCAGCAATAGTAGTGCTGATTGTTCTAATAATGTACTTACCAGCTTCAAAATAAGCGAAAGCGCCACCAGAAACGATTTTCTGAGTTCCGTACATTCCGCTTGATCCCGGATAAGCCCTAAGAACAACACCATAAGATTTGACTACATCATCAACAGCATCCTTAACTAAAAATGCCTTGGTGATGACAGACCCCGTTGAGCCGTTAGCGTAAAGAGTTCCGCCTTGACGTTGAGAAGTAAAAGCGCCGCCGCCAGTATTTCTCAAATAGCTAGATTTTGGTTGCACAGCCATAGTTCGATCTCCGATTATATAATTAAAATAAACATAAAAAACTTTATTTCCCAGTTATCCAAAAGGAGATCCTATTCCTAAACTACTATACACAATTAAAATCAAGATTTATGCAAGTTTTTACATTCCGCAATAGCATTTTTGAACTTTCTACGGGCAGTTTCCCGAGAATAACCATTGGTTCTTCCAATTTCTTTCATGGTCATATTTTGGTAAAATTTTTGTTGCAAAATTTGAGTTGTTTCATCGTCAAGACTATTCAGTATATCAATAACCTCAAGCTTATCTTGGTAATTAACATCCTGTTTTTCAATATTTTCAAAGTTAAATTCGTTGCGTTTACTTTTGATTTTATTTTTGAAAGCGTAAGTAAGCTGTTGAAACAAGTAGGAAGTAAATTTTGTACCCTTCGACTCGTCAAACTTCTTTATACAGTTCCAAAGAGTATTCATTTTTATAGACTCTATATCGTCTATGTCGATATTATTCCTATATTTGTTAGATATCTTGTTCATTATACTTTTGACATCAGAATCGTTCCACTTTGCTTCAAATTCTTGATTAATATTATCCATCTTCGCCCCTTAAAATTATTCCACCAATTTTTTGTTTTAACTCTACTAACTGATTCAAACCATCCACGTATTTCTGATCAAAATTGTCAGAAACAACATAATCCAATTTACCCGTAGAAGCAACTAAAATAGACCAATATTTGTTATGTTTTAGCTGTTCTTTCATCAAAGCAACCGTTTCCGTTACTTCGTCTGTCATTACCTCCTTCTCGGTGAAAACGCAAAGCTTCTTTTCGATTTCTAATCTTACATCCTGAAAGTCGAATGTGCAAGGTATTCCTACACAAAAAGAATACCTTCCCATTATTTTCAAAGCCTCAATTCCATCAATATTTTCTTTTAGCGTTTTGTTTATTGATTGAGTGATGCTAAAATTTGTTGTTCCAATCCAGCAATCCCATCGGTCTGATGGCTTGAATGGAGAATCGATAGGAAAAACTCCAAATGGAGTATGCATTCCACTAAACTTTTCAGAATTAAGAAATATTGGCGTTCCGGTTCCCATTAAACCGTCTTCTCCAGACATGTTATTCAATTCTTCTTCTATTTTGTTTAGTTCTTCCGTGCATGAGTTTATGTATTCTTCTGCAACAGCATTCCAGCTTTTCCAGACTATTTTTTTGCTTGCCATAAACCTTCTCCAGTTATATTCGGTAAACTTGATCGGGAGCTATAACTACTTGATTATCATCGTTTTTGTTTAATTTTGAATCATAACTATTGATCAAATTAATTATTGCGATATAATCAGCTTCGCTATCATTTGATACGCACTGCTGTTTAATTTCTAGAAGAATTTCTTCGCTAAAATTAGCTAAAAGTAATCTGTAAAAAATAGAAGCCAAGCCAACGATTCCGTTTTCTCCCGGTGTCCAGTCGCAATTATAGGATATAAAACCCTGATTGTCAACAGTAATAGTCAACTGCGCAGAAATATTTTCGTTGTTACTGCCTTCTTCAAATTGATCTGGGGACTGCGATGATTGGTGTTGTATATCGCTCATCTATGTTTATTTCCTCAATTGATAGCATTTTAGAATTATTTTTTGTGCCGATGATTCCATTTTGGATAACGCATGTGTAAATTGCTTCACACTCATCAGAGCCTTTTTCGTGAAAAAGTTTGCTGATAGTTGGGCAAAGAAAGTCTGGAGACAATGATGTGTGATTTGATAGTATTTCTTTTATTGTATCTTCAACTGTTTTTGTTGAGATATATCCACTAGGAAACTTTCCATTTTTGTCAACTAAAATTTTCGTTGGAGGTATACCTTGTCTAAAATAAGGAATTGTTTCTATTACAATTAGGGTTATTTTAGTTTTCATTTACCTCTTCTTGAACTTCGGTATTATTCATTTCGTCCATCTGTCCTTTTAACTTTAGCAAATTCTGAAGTACGGTTTCATGTTTTGTATATTCGTAAATAGCTTTAGAAGCCCTGTTTACAGACCCTTCGTGGGTTGGGTTTGCTAGTACGCTATTTATTTCAAATGTTTGTTGTTTCATCGCACAACGGCACTCGTCTATCAAAACATCAATTATATTCATAAGTTCCTTTCAATTTTAAAAAACGGGGCCGAAGCCCCGTTTTATTGTTATAAAGATAAGCAATAAGCCAACCCCCTAAAAGTATCAGATATTGCAGATTTTTCTTTATCTGTAGCAATATGGTTTTCTATTCCTAAAACTGAGCCAAAAAGTTTGTCCAACGACCCAGAAAATCCTTGGTATTTACCCTTCAAAGAGTCGCCAAAAATATTTTTTGCCGCCTGAACATAAACATCGTTAATCTGCTGTGCGTCAGCGGAATAAGACGTTACTCTTTTTGAAAAGGTGTTGTTGAAAATGCACAATTTAATTTTATCGCTAGGGTCTGTGACTAAATCTGCCGTTGATTTGACAGTATTAAAAACTTCATCAGATGGCTTATCTATTTGAACCACTTGTTTTGGAATTTTTTTATCGATTTTTGGAATAAGATTTACTAAATTATTCCAAAAAAGACCAACCGAAACCAAACACAAACCAATAACTAGCCGTGTGCCATTATTCATTTTAACCTCTTATGGGTTAGGATTATATTTGCTCATTATATTATCAACAGGATTTCCTTTTTTTGCCAAAAGAGGGAAAACTTCGATTAACTTTACTGAAGCTTCATTTAAATTAGCTTTTCTGCAAGCCTCTTCTAAACTTTCCCATTTATGAACTATATCAGTTAAACTGTAAGTTTCATAACCATCATTATCTTTAGGCGCATCTTTCCGCTTATTCAAAAAGGAAGTTAAATATGGCGTTACAGCCGGAAGAGCTATTAAAACACCAACAATTAAAAATACCCATTGAATAGGACTTATATCTGATAAATTCATTACTTGGTTTCCCTAATCGTGTCCCCAATAACCCAAGCTACAACAATTGTAACAAAACCAACAAGCTGTTCTTGATTGAGAGTAATGCCAAAAGCCTCGGAAGCAACAATAGAGCTTAAAGCAACGGCTGAAACCCAAAATCTTCTCGACGTAAGTAAAGCTTTCCACTTTTCCATTATGTTTCTCCTTTGAGAAAAAATTAATAACCAAACACACTATTTAAAACATCTTTTCTAGTATAATCTGATTTGGTTATCAGAATGTTAGAATTTATGTTTCCACAATTATCACAAGCTCCATCTATTACCTGCGAAGATTCTCCGCTGCTATGGTATGGACATGGCGAAATATGTCCGTCTCCTTGTACTATTTTTCCGGTTCCTTTGCAAATACATTTTGCTGCATCTGGATCTGGGCCGACTGGTTTATTATCGTCAGGCTTTGGATTATTCTTTAGAATTTTAGATTCCGCTTCATTAAAAGCCTTTTCTGTCTGTGTTATTATATTAGTTATTTCATCATTTGTCAAGGCGGAATTTGAAATTTTATCATGATTTGTAAAAAAAACAAAAGCTGCAATAATTATCGCGCCTATTATGGCTCTTTGCTGAATATTCATTAGAAAACCTCGCTATTGTTGTAAATAATTTTTCTTGGAGGAAATCCGTTTAGATCGCTAAATACCCAAGAACCTCCTTCTGCAAGCATTCCTCTCGCATCAGCTTCTCTGATCCAAAAACTTCCTTCTGGCTGATCGTGAATTTTTGGTCCACTATTCCACATGCCCCAACTGTTTTGAACTAAAAATAAGATTTCATTGAATCTTTCACGGGTATCATCACAAGCTATCCAAGCCATCGCGTGCGCCCATTGCCCGGATCTTTTAGCAATTCCATTGGAATCTCGTTTGCTGGAAAACCCAAAACCAGAACAAACAGAAAGAGCGTAACCATTTGCTAAAGCATCTCTTGCTTCTTCAACTGTTCTTACATTTGATACTGTTTTAACTTGATGTTTTTGTGCTTCTATTTTATAAACAGACTCTGGAATTCTACTGTTCGCTCCAAGGCTTGAGTTGTATACAGAAAGATTTACTGCCCCATAATCCTTTCTAAGGAGAATACCTCCAGTTTGATTTACATATCTAGCCGCTCCAGAACATGTCATTCCTTGACCATTATGACCGCGAGACTGGTATATTCCTTCGGTTGCTCCGCGAGCAATAAAATCTTCCTTATCTCCATTTTTAATTTCTACAGCGCGCGTTACATCGATTGCATTTCTAGTTGCATGACTGACACAATCGCCAGTGGTTTGACTTTCCGATGGGCCAAAATCTGGATCAAAATCAATCAAACATTTATATGGCAAACTTAATTTATCTTTACCACTATTTTTAAGATCATATGCAGCAGCACCAAAAATTGGCATCGGAAGCTCACCAAGAAGCTTTTTTACATCTTCTTCGTCACAAATAGCCCCAACGAAACCATTACGATAAAGATCGAGAATTTTTCGGGATGTTTGAAAACTAGAGTCCATTTAATAACTCCTGTACTGAATTTTGCCAACTAAATTGAATTGAAGTATCAATGCCTTTAGTATTTAATTTGTGGGAACCTTCTTGTTTTTGTTTATGTATGGTTCGCATATAACTAATTACTTGTTCTTTAGATTTTTTTTGCAGACTTGCCCATTCTCCGTAAGATCCTGAAAAAAATACTCCATCAAAAGCTGGCTCGAAACCTTCTGGGTCAACTAAATGACAATTATTATTGTTACAAAATTCTGTGTGCGCTGAATAGTTTGTGGCTATTACCTGTTTACCGCAAGACATCATTTCTAGTAACTCCAGATTCCAACCTTCTGCTCTAGCTGGAAAAACACCGCAATCTGTTTGCTTCATGATATTATACACATCTTTGTGAGTTTTTTGCCTTGGAATAAATCTAATCTTGTGTCCAAGCGGTGAATTTTTGTATAGATTCATCCATTTTTCGTTGTTTTGCCCAATAAATGGGTTATCACACATCATCCAAAGTTCTACATTATCGTTTGGCCCGAACGCATAATTGAAGCACTCCAAAAGAATATCGTGACCTTTACGTTTTTCCCATTTTCCACAGTTAAAAAATACTGTTGTTTTTCTACTGGATAAACATGGCTGAAAAACATCTGAATCAACGCCAAGTGGAACTACATGAACGGCAGGAGAACTCCATCCCCTTTGGTTGTAAAGTACATCTTTAGCCCATTCTGAGCAAACAAAAAGCTTGTCACAATGCGACATGCTAAGTTTTTCTTCGTTGGAAAACTCAGTAAGTTCAAAAATGGGAAAACCCACATGTAAACCTTTCCCAATAAAAGAATGTACATCATTTTGATGCCAGATTTTAACGCATGGAGAATTTGGGAAATTTGCAGACCTATTATTCATTCCTGTCTGAACGTATTCGTCTACAAACTCTGGCTGAGAAATAGGATAAAGGGCAGTGGATGGATGAAGTTGATATAACTCTTTGAATAAATTGTATCCAGCTACCCCATATCCAAGACTATTGATAGGAGCTATCAGTTTGATATGATTCAAAATACACCATTAGAAAAAATAACAATAAACAAACGTTAGAATAAAACCAACTAAAACACCACAAACAAAGGAATAAAAACAGGCGTGGGACTTTTTTTCTTTAGGTAAATCCTCTTTATTCTTATCTGCTCTTTCGGAAGCTACGGCAAGTTGAAACTCAGAAAAAAGATAATGTTTATCATTTTCATCCTTGGTGTGATAATAAAATGGATTGGATGTTTTGTAACCATCTTTATTTTCAACTTTGATAAGCATAGTATCACCCCTTTAATCATAAACTGACCAATTGCTCCAAAAGACATTACTTTTACTTTGTTTTTTTGTATACGTTATAAGCTAATTCTACAGAAAGTCTAAGCAACGATAAAGATACATTTCCAGCAGATTGAGCTTTTAAAATTTCGATAGCTATTGTAAACAGCATATCTGGTATTGGAAGTTCGTAAACCTGTTTAGCAAGTTTATGAAAGTCTTCAAGTACACCTTCAAACTTTTTCAAGAATGCTAATATTGTTTCATATACATCAGCTTCATCGCCATTTTTAGCAGCCAAACTTCTAAGAGCCGGTTTTAACTCTTCATCTAT